GCAAGTGCGCCGTCATTGTGCCCGCGGCGTTTAATTGCTGACCGAAATTGACCCCCGTTAGCGGAAGCTCAGCTAAAACCTGATTGGTGACTAAATCCGCTAAGAGATAACGATATTGAGTTGCCATTTACCATTTCCCTTCGGGGCAGGTAGCATCAGCGAGCTTTGATTTTTAGGTTGAAATAATTCTACTTTATTTAGTTGGCGCAGGAGCCTCAGAGTCGAAATTCTTACCGTCCCATATATCGCCCGCGCCAGCATATTTGCCACGGAATGAAGCGTTATATGAAGTCTGCGCCCACTCGGTATTTTCACCGTAAAGAGATTTGCAGAAAGCAATCCCAATGGCCTCTCCGTCTAATCCTTCAGCATTACCAATTACTTCGTTATTGACAACAATAACTTGACGGACAATTCCATCTTCAATTCTTGCAAAATGTGCCATGTTGTCTCCCTTATCCAATCACTATTACTACATAGCCTGAACCGCCAGCACCAACATTGGTTCCTCCACCGCCACCGCCGCCACCAGTGTTTGCAGTACCCGCAGTTACTGAACCGTTACCGCCAGTTCCCCCACCGCCTGAACCTCCAGCACCAGAAGCACCTGAAGCGCCACCGCCACCACCACCACCTGCGTAAGTTACTGAGGTGCCTGTAATGGAATTAGATGCGCCAGCTCCGCCAGCTCCGCCCTGACCAGCAGATGCGGCTCCTCCAGCGCCACCAGCGCCACCGCCACCGCCAGCGGCAGCATTGCTTGAGGTTCCTGAAGCACTTCCTCCAGCGTTACCAAATCCTGTTATAGCAGTTCCGCCAGCGCCACCGTAAACACATGAAGCTCCTCCACCGCCAGAGCCTCCAGTCCTACCTGCTTGTCCTTGGAAAACAGTTCCAATATTTTGTCCTACGGAGCCGCCGCCACCACCAGGAGAAACAAGAGAACCGATTGCGGAATCTGAGCCATTATTTCCAGCCAGTGAATTTTCGTAGCCAGTCAACCCTCCACCAGCGCCAACTGTAACTGTTAAAGTTCCAGCAGGTAAAAATTGAGAAGTCTTGTAGTAATAACCGCCTGCTCCACCGCCACCGCCAGCACAAGCGGCGTTGTTGTAGTATCCATTTCCACCTCCGCCTCCTCCACCAATAACAAGTACTTCAGCGTAGCCAGCAGTACCTACAGTAATTGAGCCAGAACCTGTGAACTTGTAGATAGTTTTTCCAGCGCGAGAAGAAGTGTCAACAGTGGGAGAACCAGTTGTTGCAGTATAGGTGGCTTTGCCAATTCCGCTGCCACCAAAAGGAAAGCCAGTAAGTAAAGGACTCATGCGAATTTCACCGCGCCTCCTGCTAGAATTGTGTATGTAGCTGAAGCAGTTTTAATAATTGTAAAAGTATAAGCGTCAATAGCAGATGCGTTTCCAGCCGATGGTGCTGTTCCACCTGACCATTTAACGCTTACTCCTGTTGCCGTTCCGTCAACCTGAAAGGTTGTTGGATAGTAAGCAGTTGAGCCATTGGTGTTGAGGAATACTGCTGACCAAGCATCGCCAACATTCATAATTGAATTAAGCGTTGTTGTAGAATTTCCTCTAAAGTTGAGCGTAAAGTTAGCTGACGCATTTGTTGTGTAGTACAAGACACCTTGAGTTAATATATCAAAGTTAATTGTTCCGGTTGCTGCAGTGGCAGAAACTGTTGTTAATTCTTTTGGACTTGTAATATATGCGTTATTGACAACAGGCGTTGTCAGCGTTGGGCTTGTGGCAAAGGTTAGTAAGCCAGAGCCTGTCTCGTCGGTAACCAGTGATGCAAAGTTAGTTGATGATGGAGTCGTTAAAAACGTACCAAGCGCACCGGTAATTCCATGCACTCCGTTGGGGCCAGCAGCAATATGGTCCTGCACATCTGTCAAGTCTTGCGCTGTAATAACGTGGCGAACAACTGCACCAGCGTTGTGAGCAGCTGCTGAGGTTCCGTTAAAGCCACGAGTAATGGTAAGAGTTGTACCCGACGCTGCAGTAACAACTACTAGCTCCTCAGAAGCTGTATTGTAGTCAAGGGCAAGCACAAATGGGTAGGTGCTAGGATAGCCAACCGGTGAGTTGGCCAGCGTTACGGCCGTAGAAGTGCTGTTGATGTACGAAGCAACCGTATTGTCAACCGCATTGGCGGAGTAATAGCGACGAGTAGCCATGTGATTCCTTTAGCTTGTGTAGTGGGTGCGAGGTGGGAATTGCTCTTGAAGGCGACGCACTTCGACAAGGAGGCGTTGCTGGTACATCTGTTGCAGGACTCGACCAATATTGGTTGCAGAACCAATCGGGTCATTAGACTGCTGTGAGTCAGCTTCTGCTGTAGCAGCTGGAACTCGTCCAAGGTCAAGATACATGGCGGTACGATAAGCAGCGCCAAGGATAATTACTTCACGAGATGAGTCAGGAAGTCCTGTTGTTGTAGAAAAGTCATCGGTATCGTATTGAAGCGGTGTTGGCTTCTTGGTATAGGTAACCATGACAGGGCGGCCAGGAATAATACCTTCACGGATAGATACAGTCTTACCTGTATTCCATACGCCAGGGTTAGCCATACGGTCTACGCGATAGTGACGCACTGGTAACCATTCACGAGATGGGCCAATGGTCTGCCATGAGCAGCCAAGAATATCTACTGCCTCTTGAGGCAAAGCATAGGTTGTACGAGCTGCCTGCCAGTTAAACTGTGTGTAGTAAGTGCCGAACAAATCTGGGTACACACCATCAATGGCAAGGTTAATGTTTCGCCGGATGACGCTACGCGGAAAGGAAGGCGCGATAGTTACACGAGTACCAGCTGTGTGAGTAGTAGGCGTGGTGTCACGAAACCCTCTGCCATAAGCGGGGATGGTTGCCGTATTTGAGGTACGGTCAAAGGAGTCTACCCAGATAAGCTCGTCGTCGATTTCAACGATACCACGAGTCAGAACGGTTCCATCTGCTACCACAAAGGTAGTAGCGGTTGCGCTCAAGTCTGAGGTGAGAAATGTAGCCTGGTCCTGACGGTTGGTGTAACCCGTCAGGGCTAGGTTAGTTTCGTTAATTAAGTCAATGAATAACGTCACGATGCAATCCTTGATGCTGCTTCAGCTTCACCTAAACCAAAGGTTCCAGCAAGAAGGTTGAGGATGCCAGGGGTATCCTCGTAGTAATTCTTACCACCGTTGCGGTAAGCATAAATCTGGTTAAGGACGTCGATGCCACGAGTAGCATTGTGTGCACCTAATACAACGGTACCCCACTTGGTACAAGCGCCATCAAAGTCGTACTGAGGTACGCCATTGACAATGGTTCCTGCCAGCCTATTCATGTGATAGACAGTTGATAAACTTGTAGCCATCGCTATCCTCTCTTAAAGTTACTTACTTATTCTTTGTTCCGCCGACGCCTTCGTATGAACCGAACTTGTCTTTGGTTGGCTTGCCGGTGAGCTTGTCATTGGCTCCGCCAACAGCATTCTTAGTACAACCGCATTCAACGCACATAGTTACTTTCCCTTCTTTGCTGGTAGGACTTTCTTCAAATTTGGATTAGCCTTCTTAGCTGCTGGGCTAGCCTTACGAGTAGCTGAAGCCAAGATAGCTCCGGCATTCTTCATAGGTACGCCAGACTTTGAAGCGATTTGCTTTTGGGCGGCTGCGAAGCCCATGCCCTTTTTAGCTGCTGCCATTAGATGTCCCCTGTGTGTTTCAATACCGAAGCGCTTTGCTTGGTAATCTGATTTGCCGCTGGCATAACATCAGCGTTGTATGCTGCACCCATTCTGTCGCTGGCAGCCTTAGCTTCGTTAATTGCTTTCATAGTGGTACCAGCTGGCTGGATACCCTCAGCTCTCGCTTTGCGATAAGCCTCTAATTCGCTATCCCACTTCTTGCCTGACATGGGAGCCAAGGCTCTACCAGCGTCGCCTGTGCCTAGCTCTAACGTGTGTATCTTGCAAGCAAAGCAGCCATCAGTATAACTATCATGCTGCAGATGCTCCGACTCAACAGCGTCGGTTGGGAAAGCTTCAGCAGAGCGGATGTCGCAACTCTTGCAAAGGTAGACAGAAACCCAATTGGCTTGTGCATCTAATCCAAACTCAATTTCTTTTAACTCGTGCTTGTGAGATGTCATGTTTCACTTTCTTGAAAAAGTCGAGATTGCGCTCAATGCGCTCATTCTCAGGCCCGTTTGCCTTTACTGCATGTTCGGTGAAGGTTATTGCTTCGTCGATATGCTTGAGGTTGTATGCTGCAATTCCTGCCAAATCGTAGGCTTTCCAGTCCCAGACGGCAGATTCGTAGCAGTAGTGGTTGGAGCGAGGAGACTCCAAAGCGTTAAGAGCAGCATCTAAACAGCGCTCCCATTCCTTTTTTCGGTACGCATCCATTGCCACACCAAATTGCGGCTCACCTTGCAGGGGAAGAATATCTCGGCCTTTGTCATACCACATTCGTGCATTATCTTCGTCGCCCAGTTGGTGTGCAGCTTCTCCTGCCCACCGGCAGACTGCTGCGCTTTCAACATCCCAACCACCTAGCTCAAGTTTCTTTTCTGCACTGCGGATAACATCTTCCCACTTGGAGTAGAAGAAATACTCTCGCGTCATATATGTCCATATGCGCGGGTCTGTGGGAAACTCTTTAACACCAGTCTCTAGCATGGGCAGGTACTGCCCGCGAGACTTGGTATTATCTGGCAGGTGCGTAATAACTGCTTTGCGTACATCGCAGTCTTTAGGCTCACCTTGACCGTACCAAATGTTTACTTCATGGATGTTGTACTTCCACACCCAATTGTTGCGGGAATGCAGTCTGTCTCTTTCCCACTTGTTGGTATCCGTTTGCATAGATACCCAGCCTAGGTCTGAGCCCGGCCTCCAAAGCTTGCGGACTTTCTTAAAGAAGTCTGGCTCCGGCACTTCGTCTAAATCTAAAATAAGGCAGATATCTGCCTCTTTAGGTACAAGCGATAGCGCTGCATTTCTTGCCATATCAAACCTGAATGGTTCAACATGTATTTGATGAACCGTTACTCCCAGCTTTGTGAGAGCTTCTTGAGTGCCATCCGTGCTACCAGTATCAGCAACGACGCGATAATCAGCACCTTCAGTAGCTTTAGCCCAACGTTCCGCATGGAGTATCTCATTCTTTGATATAGCGTAAACGGCTATCTTGACCATAGCGCAATGTTATCATACCTCAAGGGCTGTCTGCTGGATTAGCTCGTACTCGCCCTGCCCACAGTTATTGCAGACGGGATGAACCATTGGGTCATTCTCCCCGCGAATTTCAATGTAGTAATGCTTACAGCAAGTGGATGAGTATTCGTACTTTATTGGCATGATAACTCCTTAGTAGTAGAGATAGACAACGCCGCCGCCGCCTGAGCCAGCCGTACCACCAGTACTAGCACCTCCACCGCCGCCACCACCCGAACCACCATTACCGCCGTTATTAGCAGAAGCATCTGAACCTTTGGATGTAAATCCTGCGCCACCACCGCCACCACCGAAAGATGTTCCTGTTCCAGATGTGCCATTGCCGCCAGCGTATAAATCTCCAGTACCACCGTTGCCACCTGTGCCTGTACCTGCTGTTCCTGCCGCAGCACCACCACCGCAGATAAGTCCTCTGCCGCCAGCAGTACCGCTTTGTGTGCCAGTTGTTGTTGAGCTTCCATCGCCGCCACCAGAAGAAACTCCCGCACCGCCAGCTTGTCCAAAACCACCAGCAGCAGCGTAACCAATCGCACCACTCGTACTAACAGAAGGTGCGCCTGTATAAGAAGCGAGAGAATAGTTTGTTCCATTTGGAGTTGTTGCGCCACCAGCAGCACCACCAGCAGTTGTTGATGATACTGCACCTGAGCCACCGCCAGCCATAACCATTCCGTAAATTGACGAACCGCCGTTTGCGCCACCACCAGCAACCGAAGTTCCTGTTGCACCAGCACCAACGGTTACGGTGTTAGATACATAAGTCCAACCTGCAGAATAACCACCTGCGCCACCACCACCACCGCCGCCTGTTGCTTTTGATGCGCCAGCTCCACCCCCACCAATCACAATCGCATAAACACGGTTTATACCTGTGGGGATTGTGACAGAGAAAGTTCCAGCAGTAGAAAATGTTTGTTGCAGCTTTAGGCCGTAAGGAGAATCAGTAAAGGTTGGGTTGTTATAGATTGATACGCTCATAGTTGTCTCCTAGTAGAAAAGGTAAAGTATTCCTGCGCCGCCTGCGCCGCCTGTGCCGCCAGTTGGCGCACCGCCACCACCACCGCCACCTAATCCACCAGCACCGCCAGTAGTTCCAGAAGCAGCAGAACCATTACCTGCTACACCTGCACCACCGCCGCCACCACCAAAACCTGTGCTTGTTCCTGAATTGCCTGCACCGCCTGTGTAAGTTGTTGATGGATTGAGAATTGAATAACCTGTTCCACCGTTGCCGCCGTTACGAGTGCCAGTTGTAACTCCAGCGCCTCCGCCACCGCCGCCTGCTAAACCATTGCCACCTACGCCAGCAGTATTTGTTTGAGAGCCAGAAGCGTTTTGCCCGCCCCCGCCACCGCCAGAAATTCCATTTCCACCAGCACCACCATTTGTTCCAGCAGTTGATGATGAATAACCCCCACCTGCACCAGAACCTGAACCACCTAATATAGAGGTTGATGTTCCCGCAGAACCGCCGGGTATGCCCCAATAATTTGTCGCTCCTGAGGCAGAACTACCACCACCCCCTACGAAAGCACCGCCAGAATTACCACCACCACCACCAGCAATTATATTTCCGTAACGAGTGTATCCAGCACTTGACCCAACAACGCAAGATGATGTGGCTAATGTCCAGCCCCAAGCAATACCACCCGCTCCACCGCCAGCAACTGTTGAACCAGCACCGCCACCACCAACTGCAATCGCATACACGAATGTAATACCAGCAGGAATAGTGACGGATGTAGTACCAGCGTTGATGGTCTGTTGAAGGCGTAAGCCGTAAGGCAAAATGAAATGAGTATTGGCAAATGGCGTAGCGTTATCGCCTTGCATACCGCCTGATACAGGAGAGCCAGCTTGCCCTCTGCGGATTGGATTACTCATTATTTATACCTCGCGTTATTCCAGAAAATAATTGCAGATACGCTTATCGCATACAACGCTAACCAGAGCATTAGGCGATGCGATTCACATACCCGCTAATGGTGATAACCGAAGCGGTTGCCGCGAAAGCATAAACAGTAGAAGCCGCTGAGCCTGTGCCTGTTAGGGGCAGTCCTGCAACGATAAGAACATCGCCTGACTGTGGGGCTAGGGTAATCGGCTTGGCATTTTGTACCGCGCCCGTGCCGCCAAACTGAACCGTCAGCAAGACAGGAGAGGTAGAAGTGTTGTTGGCATAGAGCCATACTTCGTCAATCGTGGATGAGGATGTACCTGTGGCGTGGATGGTTGTGCCGGTTGAGGCAGTCTGAACAACGGTGATGGGCTGGCCTTGTGATGAGGCTGAGAGAAGCTGCTTTGTGTAGTTTGCCATTGGTTATCCTATCCAAATACCTGCATTGAAATTACCGCTTGGTCCGTGTCGTAAACTGCGTTTGCGCCTGTTGCTCCCGTGCTTCCCGTAGCACCTGTCGAGCCTGTTTGTCCAGTAGCCCCTGTAGCTCCAGTCGCGCCAGCGCTGCCAGTATTACCTGTCGGCCCTGTTGGTCCTGTGACGCCAGTCGCTCCCGTAGGCCCAGTTGCTCCTGTGGTTCCTGTTGTACCTGTGGCTCCTGTGGCACCCGTTGCTCCTGTCGGTCCAAGTTGTGTGTACATAATCTGTTCGACATGAAGGTTAACACTTGGGGAAGCGGGACGAGTTGGAGATGAACCTGCTGATGCGGCAAGCAACTCCATATATGTATTTTGTGAGGACCAGTAGAACTGGATGTAGTCATTAGCGTTGACGGTAACCAAGTCTTCAATGTTGGCAAGCACTTGATTGTTAACGCCAGAGGTGGTAAA